CGCAGTATTGTTTGACCCGTAAGTGACTGATAGCTGGGTCGAAGGAGACGCCGCGTTAGTCTGGGTTCCACTCTGTACTAAAATAAAAGCCATAATTTATAGTCTGGCTGCCCAAGACAGCTAATTTGTGTAAGCACTTCCTTGATAGGTGACACCAAAAACTACGTGTCCACCCCCATCAATAACTTGAAGAACATCTAACCGATAAGGATTTGGAAACGCAACAGAGAAATTGGACCCACTGAATTTACCAAGTATCGCATTAGACGTTGGGTTCGTCGGGTTTGTCGTTGCTACGCCGGATGCCGTCAAATTCCAAACAACCTGATTACCCTCGTTTACTACTTGCATCAAATCATATCCACTCGGATTAGCGAATGCCACGGTCAGCATCGAACCAAAATAAATACCAGGAAAAATTGTTCCGTGAGTAGGAATTGGGCTAGGCGAGGGACCTCCGCCACAATTAAATCCCGGACTATCTGCACCCTTAATCGGAGGGTTAGTGCTTAGAACCCCACTATTCCCATTACCGGAAACATCCGGCTCAGGACTCATCGTGCCGCAGAGATGCCAATAGCCAACAAGATTGGCCGGCTGAACTAGAGATGCGCCCGTCTTACTGGCAGCTAGTGTCGCAACTTGACCAGACGTTAAAGCTTTATTCCATGTGGCGAACTCAGCTATGTTTCCAGTAAAACCATCCCCATCAAAGGTGTCATAGCCTATAAAAAATCCCCCTGTTGCATCAGGCTGTCTTGATCCAGACGCAACAATTTGGGATGAATAAGATACTTCAATTCCATTAATATAGAGATGGACTTTTTTATCTCCACTAAAACTAAAGGTTCCTGCGACGTGTGTCCAAGCATTCAAGGGAAGAGTGGTGCTTGATGTAGACTCGGCGTTAGTTACAGTATAACCTATAACCAAATCTAGGAAGGCGGCTCCGCCCCCATTATCCATAATATCCATATCCGCCGTATAATTACCTGCAGCGTCCTGAGCAAAAATAACCGAAAACGCACTTATAACAGTTGGATAAATCCAAGCGGCGAAGGAACACTCTTGAAGGTTATCATACACCGCGCTACCTGGTGTGGTTATTCCAGTAGCATTAGCCCCAAGATCAGAAGCATTAAATACTCTACTCATCTCGCCTCAAAATTACTTGGAATTAAATCCGGATTCCAAGTCTGTTCCGCCGGAACGGTTCCCTATTCGGGCCTTTTAGTTAATACCACCGTCGATCTCGACACCGTTGTGCTCGATCGTTGGCTTCTGAATCGCGACTTCGCTTGACGAAGCCTTGTTCGTTGACTGGGCCACCATGTTACAAGCTTCGAGCCAGCCTTTCTTCGTGTGATTCGCGATCTTCCGCTTCCCACGGATCAAGAAGTCAACCGTATCGTTGATCTTCCACTTCATCTGGCAAGTCGAGCACTTAATGATCTGCTCACCGTTGATGAATGTGTGATGATAGACGTTATAGTCAAGAACACCTGACCGCGGACCATTCTTGCCGCCCTTTTCATGGCGGCATCTAGCCTGCTTCAAGAGTGTCTTCTCGACGTGGCTCTTAGCAGAGACTTCACGTTGGGCATTTCTCGCCAGACGTGCCTTCTCATCGTTGAACTCTTTCTCAGCTAGACGGGCTTCTTTCGCCATCATGAGCTGCAAAAGTTGGTTCAACTGGGTTGCGACCGGGTCTGTCGCTGCTGCGACAGGCTGGACGATCGGTTTAATTACTGACTTCTCATCGTTATGATCAGACATACTACTCCTATAGCTTGTTGCGTCGGAAGAGTACAACTTTACTCTCTTCCTGCTCTATATAGCCGAGTTTGGGCTGATTTACTGCTAGAACATCTAGTATTCGTAATCCTGGGGATCTTTCGAGGCTTGCTTATTCCGGATATAAAATAGGCTCTCGCGGTACAGCAGGCTGACTTCACTATCGGTCGGCTTGCCAAAGATCTCGTGCGCCTTCTTCTCTGTCAGGATGTCTTTCGTGATCATCTGAACGAGGACGGTTCGCCAACCGCGGAAGTCTTCACCGGCTGGGAGGCCATGTCGGTCGACTTTCAGGACAGACCATTCAAACATGCAGGGCACTTGTAAATAGCAAATATACTGAAGCTTGCCCGTGGACGGTTGGATAGCCCATAACGCAACGGTCTGCGGAGGAAAACCATTATCCACAGTGAAACAATTCACCCGGTTTTGGCGAAGTTTTTGAATAAAATCACGAGTAACGATAGCGTTTACTTTACGAGCCTTAGCATTCGTGAGTATATCTTGGTGCTCCATTTTATACATGGAGACCTGTGAGTCACTCTCTTCTTTCGCGGCTTGGAAGCTTTCCTTCACGAAGTTCTTATAATCTTCGGGAAACTTAACCCAATTTGGTGTGCCGTTCGCGAGAAGAGTCTTGATCGTTGCTTGCGTGGTCTTTAGATCGTGGCGGTGCTTAAACGGGTCATTAAGATCCGATCCCGAGACTATCTTTCTCATGTCCAACATTGGATTCCTTACAAATCTTGCAATTGGGATTTACTATTCCGCGCTTTATATGCCAGCGATTATGATTAGCTGACTGACCTGCTTTTGACTGATGTTCTGGAGTCCTAAAACTAGCTAACCGTCCGCTTTCCACAGCCAATTTACCCGACGCGGGACCACCCGCTCTTCCGCCTTTAGCCGACATTCCAGGAGCACAAATACCTTTCTTTAATCGTGCTAGCTCTAGCCCATTTTTATGCCCGTTGCTGGGACCGCCCGACTTACCACCTTTAGAGCTTATTGAACGAAGATGTCCGCTAGCCACATGGATTCTTCCCCCTATTTTACCGCCGATAGAGCCGAAGTGAGATACCCCGAATTTACTAGACGATTTTTGATCTAAAGGAGAAAACTGATTAGATAGAGGACCCCCTCTAAAAGTGTTTGCCTTTACCATCTCTATATGCTCAGAGGCCACAAGATGCCATAAGAAAGGACAATAAGGATCTTTGGGGTCATACCAATCTACATCGCTACTCTGAATTACTTTAAATTCTTTTAAAAAATGGTTGGGATATTTTCTTTTATAATCGGTTTGATTAAATCTTTGATCTAAACGTCGGATGGTACTACCTACTTTAATCACTTCTCCGGTCGCCTTATCCACAACGTGATAAATTCGCCCTACTACAAGTGTGTTCATTTTCTCTCCTCGAAAGAGTTGAATAAGGGCGTGTTCGAGGCACGCCCTTATCCCACTTTAATACATTCTAGCACGGTTTGCATACCGTGTCAAGAAATTTGTTTATTTACTGAGTCGATACTACTGAATTGCTGGTACCGAATCAATAAATCTGATACGCTGAGTGTTGACTCCTGTCGCCGGGGGAAGGGTCACGGTCTGGTGAAACTTATAGCTGGCCCAGCCTCCGATTGTTGCTGTGGGGTCAAATGAAGATGGAGGAGCGTCAGTAACCACTCTGCATTCTATGGTCCGCCAATCGCCCTCATCCAAATCTGTATCACCGGGGACTTCTCAAATTTGTTACATTATCATGAAGATAATGAGTTAGTCATTTCTGCTAACTTCTCATAGTTTCTTATGATGTTCAGAGCACCACTTCAGCCCTAGGGCTGCCGTCTCGTTTGCTCGTTAACGGTGCGATATTCTCGCTTCCGCGCTGTCAGCTTTTACCTTTCAGTAGTCAGCTTTCCAGTTCAACTAGAGTCGGTTATCCTCAGCGGCTCTCACCGCGAGGGGCCAGATTAGTTTAGCCAAACCCCGATCAAAGCATAGTTACCGAACACGTATGTTCTGTAAGCGATCTTTCCGCTACCAGCGTAGTTCGAAGTCTTGGTAACGAAAGGAGTCTGACGGAACACTATGTTCGTACCCGGGAGTTCGATTTCCATGGTCTGGTCTGCGCCAGCCATCTTGTCGAACTTTTCCATGTTCGCGTACTTCCACAAGTCAACGATTGAGTTGTTCACTGTCGTTGCGTTGTAGATGTCGCCGATCACGTTCGGGCTTACCGCGCCCATGAACTTCCCCTTCTTGCAGGGCAGGACGTCTTCTGAAACAAGCTGCTGCTTCAGTTCACGTACGGTGCCGAGGTCGAGGGTGAGCTGCTGGTCGTCGGGCAACGCCACCGGGAGCTGCGACGTCAACGAAGCCGGCAGGAGCGTGGCGAACGTGTTCGCCGCGGAGCAGGAGACCTACGGGTCGGTCGACGTGGCGTTCAACAACGCGGGGATCTCACCGCCCGACGACGACTCGATCCTGGAGACCGGGCTGGACGCCTGGCGCCGGGTCCAGGAGGTCAACCTGACCTCGGTCTACCTGTGCTGCAAGGAAGTCATCCCCTACATG